CTGATTTATTATGTATGTGTTTACTTCTGTTAAATATCGTTTAGTACGTCTAGTAGGTTCTTTTGGTGGAAACAATTGTTTGTGTGGTTTAACTTCTATGATTTCTCTTATCACTTGGCCATGTTTATTCACATACTTAATATAAAAGTCTGGAAAATATCTATGTACTCTTTTGTCTAAAGGTGATCTATAAGGTATGATAAGTTCTTCACTACCCCATTCAATGATACTTTCATTGTTATCACAATAGACCATGAATCGTCTCTCTAATAGAGATCGATAAAATATCCTTGTTGGATCACCCTTATATTTTTTATAGTTCTTGGGTTTAAACCTTCCACTATATGGTTTTTTTGACATAAATAACTAAAAGACTTTCAAGGTATTTATAACACATGGCATATATCGATAAACTCATCAAAAAATTCAATAAGATTCAAGGTTCAATAAACTCTTTAAAAGGGGTAGCAGCTAAAATACAAGCTATCAACTATAACACTGCTATTGATCAATTAGCAGATCAAGTTGAAGAAGCAGAAAACAGAATCAATAAAAGAAGAACAAGTCTTGAAAAATCTTTGTCTGGAGTTGCATTAGCCAATACAGACGCTAAACAAGCACCTAAAATGGCGGAGAAAGGTTTGGTCTATCCTTATCATGATGAGTTAGCTAACTACTTAGTCTTTGATATTAGACCAAGACAAGATGGTGCCGATACAAGAGTTAATATTGGTGATGAAGAAACTAAGTTTACAATGCCAGATGAAATTGCTTTGTATATACCAGATACTTTAATTTCACAAGCAGCTGTACAGTACTCAGAAGAAGGCATAGGAACATTTCAAAGAGCAATTTCTAAAATAGCAGACGCCTTTGGTTCAGGCGACCTTTTAGGTACTATGAAAGATCAAGGTATGAAAGTAGGTAAAGAGTTTGCCATCAATATGTTGAATGAGTTGTCAGGTGGACTTACAAATTTAAAACAAGGTCGAGCATCAAATCCTCAAAAAGAATTGTTACTACAAGGTCTAGGTTTTAGAACATGGGATTTTACATTTGACTTCTTACCAAGATCAGAAGAAGAAGCAAGTCAAGTAAAAGAAATTATTACAACGTTTAGATATGCAATGTTACCAGCTGTAACAACAGGAAAACTCTTTGCTGGTGATAAAGAACAGGAAGATGCAAAAAAAGCAGGTCTAAATGTTGATGAAGAAGGAAATTTCTTTAATTATCCTAATGTGTTTGATATAAGTTTTAGTGGTCCTCTTGGCGATCAAATTGACGGATTTTTACCATCAGTTTGTACAAACGCACAGGTAGATCATACTGGCGGTCAAAAGTTTTCTGCATATGAAGACGGTATGCCAATCAAAACCACTTTAACACTTCAGTTTCAAGAAATTAGAATTTTACATCAACAGAATTACAATGTAGTTAGAGCAGGCGGTGGCGGCCGACTACTAAAAGATTCTATAAGAGATACAGAGACAGACCTTGCACCAGACCCTAACGGATAATAATTATGGCAAAACAATTCTTTAAAAATTTTCCCGAAATCAAAGTAACCTTAGACTCAGGTAAGGTTGTTCGTATAAAAGACTTTTTTAGAAAAAGTAAAATAGAACAAGAAGCAGTCAACGCAATTGTTGAATATACAAAATATGAAATAGTTGATGGTGAGAGACCAGATATTTTAGCTACTAAACTGTATGGCAGTGGCGACTTGCATTGGACATTTTTCTTGGTCAATGACTTTGAGAACTATTACGACTGGCATAAAGACAACGCCACTTTTGAAAAGTATATAAACACAAAATACAATGGTCTAGTTATAACAGCCAATAGTTCTACAGATATAGTATCACGTAATGCAGCTACTGGCGCAGTCACCAAGTTTTTACTAGGTGAAGATGTCACCAGTATTTCTGGTAAAGGCAATATTATACATTTAATGCCTGAGAAAAAACAAATCGTAGTGGATGGAAAAGGATTCACTACAACTGAAACGCTAACAGGTAAAATATCTGGTGCTAGTTTCACACCAAAGAGTGTAATTGATCATAGAGATGCTCCAAGCTATTATAAAAAAGCTGATGGTACAAGAACAAATGTACCAACAACTGATTACGTTGCTGTAAGTAACTATGATCACGAGTATGAGCATAACGAAGAAAAAAGAACAATTAAAATTATAAAACCAAGTTTAATAAATGGAATAGTCAAAAAATTTGAACAAGTAATGTCATCATGAGCCAAAACTTCCTACCAGGTGAGTTAACTGTCGAAATGGTCATGTTAACCAACCAAGAACAAGAATCAGTAGATATCAGAAATTTAGTTACTGATATTACCATCTTTGAATCTATCGATAGTCCTTTTCTCTCTGGTCGTGTTTCAGTTGCAGATGGTTTAGGAATTTTAGAAGATTATAAAATTACAGGTCAAGAAAGTTTAACTATCAAATACCGTGTTAAAACGGTTGTATCAGATGATGGATTCACAACAGAAGAGAACTCTATCTACAGAACTTTTAGAGTTTTCAGCGTATCAGATGTAGACGATGTAGATTTAAAACTTAAAACTTATGTATTAAATTTTGTCGATCCAAAATTATTTACGTGTAGAAAAGTTAGAATCAATAGAGTGTTGAGGGGTTCAATGTCTGAAATACTTTTGAAGGTTTTAAACAAAGATGCTCAATTTGAAAAACTACCAAGACAATATCAAATAGAATGGTGGGAAAAAACAAAAGGTGTACAACAAATAGTTCCAACAAATTGGTCTATTATGAAAACAATAAATTATTGTGTAGACAATGCCGATCCTGAAATAAAAGGACCTTACAAAAATAGTTGTTTCTTATACAGTTCTCTAAATGGCGGTTTTAAATTCATGTCATTAGGTTCGATGTTAAATGGTCAGTTTGAACAAGAGATACCATTTACTTTTTATCCTAGAAACGCAGATATAGACCAAGAAAAATACGCACCAGAAAGTCCAGAAGGATTATCGACTCAGATATTAAGTTTTTATACACAAGAGAGCGGAAATACATTTCGAGGTTTAGAGGACGGCGCATATTCTTCAAAATTAATAACATACGATCCTGTCAGAAAACTTGATGCTGAATACTATTTTGATCTAAAAGAAAATTTTGAAAAAAACAAAGACTCTCATCTTTCAGGATTTGCAATGATACGTACAGGCGATTTTGAAGTAACACATGAAGGTACAGATGTTTCACGTGATACAGCTGAAGCGCAAGAAATCTTTGTTGACTATCCATTACATCAAACATATTTGTCAGGTGGTCACATCGAGTATAGAGTAAATCCTACAAATGCATACTCAGACGAGGCTAAGTTAATTGACGATACTACAAATTCAGCAAAGACACAACCAGTTGGAAATGAATTCAGAGACAATGCAATTTTAGAAAGAAATGCTATGTTGAATCTTTTATCTCAATTTGCCATTTCAGTAACTATACCTATGAGAACTGATATAATGGCAGGACAGATTGTAACACTAATTCTACCTAAACATAAAGTGTCTGGCGATAAGAATATTTTAAATGACAACAGATATCTAATTACTAAAATAGTACATAATGTAACACCATCTCAACATAGAGGTATGATGAATCTAATGGTAGTTCCTGAAAGTTACAAAAACAAAATAGAAGATATCCAAGCACTTGATAACTATGAAGGACCAATAAACGATGATTAGATTTTTTTACGGCATAGTTGAAGATAGAAACGACCCATTACAGATAGGTCGTGTTAGAGTTCGTGTACATAGTGTACATACGGATAACAAAACTCAATTAGCTTCTGCCGATCTGCCTTGGTCTACAGTTATTCTACCAACGACTGCTATAGGATTTTCAGGTTTTGGTCACGGTCATTCATTAGTCGAAGGTTCTACCGTGTTTGGTATGTTTAGAGATGATGACATGCAAGACTTCGTAGTCATGGGTGTTAACATGGGTATTAACCAGACTGGTTATAAAGAAACTATCACAGGTGAATTGTTAGATAGATCAGTCGACAAAGGCTTCAATGATCCTAGAAGAACAGATTACTCTGGTACATTAGACGGTCTAAACCCACCAGAATTGCCGTCAAGAGGCAACGAACTAACATTAAAGATCGAACATTCTCCAAGATTACCAAAAGCATTAGAGATAGATTACAAAGGTAAAGGAAGTAAAATAGAAGAATCATCTGATAGCGAATTGTTTGATGGTACAAGACCATATTATCCTCTCAAAGATTATGAAAATGAATCCGATCTTAACAGATTTGCTAAGGGCGGTGCAATCTATACTCAATTTGATGATCTACCAAATTTAGGTGATTTTAAACCAGATCGTTCAAAGACATTGTATCCTTTTAATAAAGTTCATCACACAGAATCAGGTCACATGATAGAAATGGATGACTCAGTGGGTGGTGAGAGATTAGCAGTCTCACATAGATCAGGTACTTTCTACGAGATACACAAAGACGGAACAGAAGTACATAGAGTTGTCAACGATAATTATACGGTCATATGTAAAGACGATAATGTATACATTGGCGGTAAATGTAATGTTAAAATTTTAGGAGATGCTACCATCGATATCGGTGGTGATGCTAAAATTGATATTGATGGAAAAGCAGACATACATTCAGATAAAGCAATGAAAATCTCATCAAGTATATCAACGACTATCACCGCACCTCTCGTTGACATAAATGGTAAGACTGTTAAACTTAATTCATAATGACTACAGCACCAACATATGATGTACCACAAATCCCCTCGGCATTTCCATGCCCACCAGGTGATATCTTTAATCTTCCTACAAAAGAAGAGTTACTCAATGCAATCAATAAGATTGCACAAATACCAAGTGAAATTAAATCTTTTTTAGTGGAAAAGAAAGATGAGATAACAGAAGACGTAGCAAAAGAATTACAAAAAATATCAGATGAAATCTCTGAGTTCATGGAAAAGATAGCAGACATACTATCTCCGTATTGGCAAAAAGGCACTATTCGTAATTGGCAAAAAGAAGCAAAAGATGCCATCACTGAACTCTTACAGGAATTACATCTCTATGTTCCAACGAAGATAATGGAAATTATCTCAAAACTTATTCCTTTTGATTTTAATATAACTGTTCTTGGCATCGAAATCAATCTTCTAAAGATATTTACTAAAGAAGAACAACTCAGAATCAAGACTCAAATTGCAGAAGATGTTGATAAGTTTTTTGCACAGGTTGCCGAAGAGTTTCAAGGATTCAAAGCAGACTTTGGTGTGTTATGTAATGAGTGGAAAGCAAAGATGACATGGCAGTATATCAAAACTAAAATACAAGAACTACTAACAAACGGTTTACATAGTATCTTTGGTAAGTTGATTGACATGTTCGATGAAATATGGGATTTACTTGGACTGCCTAATCTAATTGCATTGTTTACTTTAGATGTGGGTGCTGAGATTGAAAAAGCAATTGCAAAACTAAGAGAAAAAAGAGACAAGTTAGTAGAGAAAGTTCAAAATGCAGTAGGCGAAGCAAGAGAAAAACTCGAAGAAGAATTGGCAAGAATTAATGCAGACATATTAAGTGCTATCGAAGATATTAGTCTCTTCGGTTTTAATGTTAGAAGTATTATTGGTGGGTTTATTGATGAGAATGTTGCATCTTTAGAAGAGAAAATTATGGAGTTCAAACTAGCATTAGAAGACTTCAAACAAAATTGGCAGAAGAAGTTATTGATGGAATGGGTAAAGATTGTGAAGAAGTTCTTTGATGCAATCGGTCTAGGAAAAATCTTTGAATTCTTAACATTTACATTTTGTGATTTACTCAATCTAATAGGATTCCCTTTTGCAATCAACATAAGTAATGCGACTTTACCAAAACCAGTCCA